GTGTTCTGCGCCGATTGCGCCGACCGAGTCCGCCCCGTGATTGAGGAGAAGCTTGTTCCCCTTGGCATGCGTCTCGAGGTCATCGATGGAAGGAAGTTCCGATGAAGCCTCTTTTGCGAGTCCTAGGCTACCTTGGGCTGTGCTTGCTGTTTACCCTCCTATTGATCCTCTCCGCCCTCGCCGGTAACTAACCCAAGCCAATCGTCACGCCCCGTAGGCTCACCCCTACGGGGCTCTTTCTTTGCCCCGATAGTGTCCACCGCCCGCCCGCTTTCCCTTCCTTAGTGGGCCATTCCTTCCTTCGATGGTTCCCCCCCTACCTTCCGCCAGGTTATTTACATAGCACTCCAGGGCAAGACATCCCATGTCCCACCCCGTTACATCCCCTGCGACCTTGCCGGTATCATACCGAAATCTGTTTCGGGATCATGCGATCTCATGGTGCGGTATTCCAGATCTTGCATACGCCATACGGAATTCGGAATTCGGAAACCAGAAATCGGGAATCGGCCCCGTCCACCGAATTCTCCACCACCGAAAGATTTCCTCTTGACCACCGGGATGATGGTGCGGTAGGTTGGTCCCCGATATGAAACTCAACGAGATCAAAGAGGCTGTTCTGTCCGGTAAGGTGGTGCATTGGAAGAACGGGGCGTATCGGGTGACCCATTCCCCGCGCACCAACTCCTTCCTGATCGAGTGCGTCCTGAACGGGGACTGCACCGGTCTGACTTGGACCAATGGCGTGACCATGAACGGCGAGGAGAAGGACTTCTTCCTCTCTGAGGAGGTGTCCCTGTGAAACCCCGAGTTCTTGTAGCGTGTGAGTACAGTGGTCGGGTTCGCGATGAGTTCGCGGCTCGTGGCTGGGATGCGTGGAGCTGCGATTTCGAGGAGTCAGACACAGTGGGCCAGCACTATCGTGGTGATGTGCGTGATCTCCTCAAGCAGCAGTGGGACATGATGATCGCGTTCCCGCCCTGTACCTACCTGTGCAGCAGCGGAATGCACTGGACGACCCGTGGTCTCCGCGACCCCAAGCTGACCGATGAAGCACTCGCATTCGTTCATCTGTTACTAAATAGCGGCATCCCCCGTATAGCAATAGAGAACCCAGTTGGTGCTATCAACACACGCATTTGCAAACCGTCCCAAATGATACAGCCGTGGCAGTTTGGTGATAACGCGAGCAAGCGCACCTGTCTCTGGCTCAAGAACCTACCCCCGCTGGTTCCCACCGACATCCTGCCGCTTCCCGCTTCGGGTAGGTGGGCCAATCAAACCCCCAGTGGACAGAACAAACTCGGTCCCAGTCCAACCCGCTGGAAGGAGCGATCCAAGACCTATCCCGGCATCGCCCGCGCTATGGCCGATCAATGGGGTTCCGCTCCCCACACACCATCCAGCAATCAAACGCGCTCCTAGACCCCTCCCAGCTCCAGCAATCCACATCCTCCATCCTCCATCCAACCCAATACTTCGCAATCCAGAATCGGGGGTTCTCAAAAATGGCCGCCGAGCGCGGGGGCGTCTTAAAACGCCCCCAGCAGCGTCTCGGCGTTGCTATTTTTGACTCCCTTTTAAGGGAGTATTAAGACTCCCTTTTAGGGGAGATAGCGGGGGGGGCTGAGAACTTTCTGCTACCGTGATCGGAAGTTCCTTCTGGATACTTGACGGGTGTTCTGGGAGAAGCTACCTTGGTTCTCCCATGAGTTACTTAGACAACGGTTCCACCCTCCGCGCCATGTTCCGCCTGATGCCGCCCATGCGGCACGATGCGGACCCCACCCGATCCGAGGTCGTGACCCACATCCGCGAGAATCTCCGGTGTGAATTGGGTCGTGCGATTCGTGCGTTTGATTCGATGCGCCATCTGAAGAGCGCGGTATTGGTATATGATCGTATTCATAGACAGTGGCGCGGGTGTGATTGGGTTCCTGCTGAGGAAGTTGATAAAGTATCAATGCTATTAGCAATGATCACTGAGATGAAGCGTGATTTATCGTCATTGAGATCGGAGCTTCGCAAGGTGAAGGGCGAGGTTGGTTTACTGCGCCGTCGCAGGGGTGGCAGGAGGACCGATGAAGTGGCCGACTCGGAAGAGGAACCCGAGTCCGAACCCGAACAGCAACAAGCCGCTCCCCCCGAGAAGGAAGCGGCTGATGGAGAGGATTGGTTTAAGGCTATGCGCGACGCCCTCGCTGAGACCGAGCAAAAGGCTTCGGCTCCTTCAGTTGCGCCCCGGTCATCATCATGGGATTCCACTGCTCCCACAGAATACCCTTGGGAGAATGCTGAAGATGTAGTGAGTTAGCACTCAGCCTCGATCCCCGCTTGCAGAAGGCCAGTTGGAAGCGTCTAGGCTTCGACTGGCCTACTTCATGTAGAACCGCTATCTCTCGCGCCCAGTTGGCGAGTTCGGAGGAGCCGAATCCGGCGTGGGCGAGTTCCATTGTGGTCATGGGCTCTCCGTCCTTGCGCTGCGTCTTGCTAATGTGATGCATCCAGATCCAAGCCACCTTGGTCTGGTGCAGGATGGGCTGGAGCTTGTTGCGAAGGAACACGCTGACCTCTCCCTGGTCGCTGAGATCGCCGCCGAAGTAGGAGAAGAGCGGATCCCCGATGATGACATCGAGCTTGGATCGGGTGATGAATCGCTTTGCGTAGGCCAGGAATGGGTCTCCGGTGCGGACGGCCTCGGTGCGGAAGTGAAGGTTCTCTTGAAGGATCGCGATGTCGCTGACGCCCATGTTGAGCCCCTTAACGACGCCTCGGAAGGCTTCCGCGAGGTCGCCCTTGTCGTTCTCGGCTTGCACGATACCGATGCGGAGTGGGCGCACTGGAGTGATGCCGAAGAAGTCTTTGCCTAGAGCCCAGCGGATGACGATCTGCATCATCATGGACGACTTACCGATACCGGTGCCACCGGAGATGATCATGGAGGATCCTCGGGTGAGCCACCGCTTGCCGATGAGGTTATCCGGGTCTTTATCTGGATCGAAGTTGATGAGGTCTTTGACCGTGACGATGGTGGACTGGTCCTCATCGGTCTCACGATCCGTCAGCCATTCTTCCCATGAGTTCGCACCCAGGTTGTTGGCCAACAGCTTCTGCTTCTGATCTCCGCGCCATGCTCCGGGGAGCCGGGAGAAGCGTGATGGATTCTTGTTCTTGGGATCGACGCCGGGGATGGACGAGTAGATGAGATCCCGGCGGGCATCCCACTCCTTGCGATTGGGTGCATCGACCCGGACCCATGCGTGGATCGACTTGCCACCGCTATCGATGAGTACGCTGATGGGTAGGCCAGAGGAGCGGAGGAGCTGTTCCTGTTCGGCCTTGGGCTTGTCATCGAACTCTACCAGGACATGGCGGTACGCGCTGACATCGTTGTCCGATCCGCTGTAGAGGCTGGGCCGGAAGGGGTTGATGCGGACGAAGACTCCATCGGTGCGGTCGCTGCGGAACAGGATGGATTCGGGGTCATCGAAGCGGGCGATCCAATCCTCGATGGGCAGGAAAGACCCGGAGGTCATTGGCTTACCGTCCTCGACCTGCTCGCAGATACAGACCACCTCGGTGGGCGCGAAGGCGGACTGGAGGAAGCGTTGGAACTCCGAGGCTCCGGGGGCTGGAGTAGGCCGCTTGAAGGTCACACGCGAGAGGTCCATGCCCGCGCTAGTGCTTTGGATCAAGTGGCCAGCGGGTTTGTCGTGGCTCCGGGATGATGCTTCACGGAGTTTGTGGGCCAGATCCTTGTCGGACCATGGTGGCTGGCAGGATAGGTTCCATTCGGACAACAGGGTCATTGCGTCCCCGTATCCTAGCTGGAAGCCGTGTACAAGGCCCACGGCGGCGGTGTAGGTGGTTGAATGGCCGTTCTGTCCTGAGACGGCTGGCGGCACCTTGGCAAGCCAAAGAGCCGCTCGTTCGAGCGTTGTCATGTCGTTGATTCGTTGCTGAGTTGGACTGCGGAGGCTATGGCCTGCTTGTTATTACGAACTTGGAGTGGAATTCAGATTCGAGGCGA